CTGTGCCTCGACCACTCTGCGTGCGCGCAGTCCGGGTCGTTCCCGGGCTTCATGACGTGGTCCCACTCTTCCCACGCCCCGGCGAACTGACCGTAGAGAACCTCGTCTCCGATTTCCTGGCCGTTGTCGTGCATGATGTCGAGCGCCTTGAGACCGGCGGAGATGATCCTTCCCTGGTGCGCTTGGTTCTGGGCAATGACCGGAATCTCAAGTCCGCCGATGGTCGTGGTCACGGGCGGGTTCGGCCTGACCATGATTCGGTCTGCCTCGGGCAGTGCTGGGAGTTCGTCACGCTTGAGCATCATCGTCCTTTCGAGATGGGCGGCGGGCGGGGTCCTTGAACGGCTCGTCTTCGAGAGCCGCGATAGCCAGCGGTGTCTTGAGCGAGCGCAAAATGTGGTCGAACGTGATGGACGAGCCGGCGCGAAGGCGGGCCTCTTCGAGGCGCCCGGCGACGGATAGCGACAGTACGAGCTCGCGGGCGCGCTCGCGCTCCCATTCCAGCCACTCGGTGAGCATCTGCACGCCTGACTGTCCGCGGATCTCGGCCATCTCGGCAGGCCCTAGCTCTAGCCATCGCGGTGTCACTGCGGCGCTCCAAGCATCGCCGGGTGCGGCATCTGCTGCGAGAGAAGCTGATTGAACAGCTGCGCCTGTTGCTGCTGCGCCTGGCCAGTCTTCTCGATATTCGCCGCCGTGTGGAAGCGGATGTGTCGTTCGAGCATGTCGCGTCCTTGCTTGTCGAGCACCTGGCCGGCGGGGCCTGCAAGCTCTCGCTGGTGGCCGGCGATGTGCTCCAGGTCGTTGTCAGACGGGTGGACGGGATGGTCCTGCCCGCGGAAGAATCCGGCGTTCTCCTCCCAGTAAGGCGCGGGGGGTGGCGGTGGAGGCGGCGGGGGGCTGGGAGGCGGAAGCAGCTTGACAAGCTTGTCGGCGCCGTGCGCGCGCAGCACGTCTTCAGTCACGGCGCGCATGAGAGCGTCCCGAATCTGCGGCGGCTGGCTCATCAGGTACGGGTTCTGCGATACGGCTTGGAACACAGCCATTGTCTCTTGCAGCCGCTGGTTCTTGCTGCGCGGGTCGGCAGCCGGCATGACGTGCGCGTTCGGCGTGAACATCGCCTTGCCGATCTGAATCGACATCGGGTCGCCTTCTGGGCCGACGATGTCCATGACCTCTTCGTCGGGAAGGAACACGCCCCAGATGCGCCAGATCTTGTCCAGCTCGTGCTTGAACGCCTCCTTGATGCGGCGGGCGAGCACGGTGATTTGCATCATCATCTGCTCTTGCAGAATCTCGGTCTCTTTCGCCGTGCGGTTCGCTCCGCTCGTCTGACCGCTCATCAGGTCTGACGACGCTACGAGCTTGTCGGCCGCTTCGATGAGCATCTGAGCGATACGCATCGTCGACGGGTCTGGTGGCGGGAACTCCGGGAAGTACATCCCGTCTCTGATGGCGCCCATCGGCGCATCGACCTCGATCAGTTCGCCGGGCTGGACGTTCACCGTCCCGCGCTGACCTTTCATCTGCGCCGAGATGAATCCCGGCATCGCGTTGCGCAGCGTGCCGCCGTCGATGTGCTGGTTGATGATCGTGTTGACGGCCTTGTTGATTCCGGCGATGAAGTCGCCGAAGCCGAGACCGTAGAAGCCCTCAGACGGAAACGCGCGGTAGTGCGTGAAGAAGCACAGCTCGCGCTTGCGCTGCGGCTTCGGAGCGATCGGCATCCCGCTCTCGTCGACCTGCATGCCAGGTGGCGGGGCAGGCGGAACCGGGGGCTGCTGCATCTCCGGCGGGAGCGGACGGCCGGTCGCGGCGGCAACCTGCTGCATCGTCTGGATGGCCTGCGCCTCTTTCACGAACGCTTCCAGCCTGGAGACGTGCGCCTCGTACGCCGCGGTCTCCTTCTGGAAACGTGCGAAGTCGTCCGGGTCGTCCTCTTCGCGAAGTACCATGCGAAGCAGCTGCCGCGACTGCTCGTCGACCGTGATGATGACCGGGTGAGCCTTGCCGTCGAACGCCGGGTTGACGTCTGGACGGTTCGGCATGCGCCAGATGCGGTGCTGCTCAAGCACCATCCGCGGCTTGTCTTCCGTCGTAGTCTCGTTCGTCGGCTTCGTGGAGCCGTCGATCTTCTCAAGCTGCTTCTTCAGAACAGATTCGTATTTGTCGCCGTCAGGTTCCTCTGGCTTCACCGCCAGCACGGACGGCTGGTAGTAGATGCCTTGGTCGCCGTACGTCTCGATGTCGTAGAACGTGAGGTGCTGGACCATCGTGTAGCGCGGGACATCCCGCAACGACGGGTCCTGCGACCGCTGCCCGTACGCCACCACGAAGTCCTCGATAGGAATCCAGTCGGAGCAGCTTCGGCCCTCGTGCGAGTTCCAGTACGTGCGCCGGAAGGCCGAGCCGTAGCAACACACCTGGTGAAGCGTATCGTCCATGCCCTGCGGCATCTCGGGCATCTTGTGGCGCAGGTAGCTGTTTGCGAACAACTCCGTGACGGCGGCGCGCCCGACATCTTGCAGGTTCGTCGGCGACGAGTAGACGATCTTGCCGTTCGCCGGCCACACCATGTCGTACAGGCGACCCTGCACCTGAAGCAGCGGATAGACAAGAATCGGAAGGTTCACGTTCGCGGCATTGCGGAACGGGAATGCCTTCGCCTTCATCACCGACGCGTAGAGGCCCTGGAACTCGGCCAGTCGGCGCATGCGTGGCTCACGTGAGTCAACGTCGGCGTCGAAGTCGCGAATCGTTATGTCGACGATCCGCTTGCGCTCCTCTTCGGTCAGCGAGCCTACGAGGTTCACGTCTTCGGACGGCGTTGCAGGTCCCGTCGGAGGCCTCAGTTCTGGCTGTGCCAGTGCGATATCAGCTGTTCCTTCGGGAGGTGGCTCTGCGGTCATGTCCTGGAATGCATCCATCAGTCACCGTATCCCGTCTGTTGAAAGTCAGATTCTGTCTTTGCCGCCTCTCGCTTTCGCGCGAGCTCCAGCCATCGCTCTACGTCAGCGTCGCCCTGCACAGGCTTCTGCCGCTTGTCGTTCAACGGCCAGTCCATCAGCACGAACCGAGCGGCGTCGAACGCGTGATCATCGCCATTCGTGTCGACGTCCTCCGGATCGTTCGGATTCGCCATGAGCTGTGGCATCGTGCTCGCCAGCTTCGGGCAGCGGTCGCCGAAGATGAACACCTTCGGCTTCCCGTTCGCGTCGAGTAGCAGCCGCTCCATCCACTGCTCGATGCTGGCCTTGCGGTCTTTGTTCGCCGGGTATAGCCGCCAGCCCCACCACGCGATGCCTGATGCAGCGGTCGCCGCTACGTCGGCTGCGCTCGGCGCGTTCATGGCCTGGCGGTCGATGAGCCCGTACATGTCCCGCACGGTGTACTTGCGGTCCTTTGACCAGCGCTGGGCGTTCAGCTTCTCCATCATCTTCTCGCCGAACGTGCGGCCAGTGATGCCGGGCCGATACAGTTCATCAATGAAGTAGATGTTCCCGTCGTTGTCGCGCGCCGCCCACAGCGTGCATGCCGGAGCCGAAGTTCCCCAGTCCAGTCCAAACTTGATGGGCCAGCTCGACGGGATCGAAAACGACGGGATGACGTGGATGTCGCGGCGCCAGACGTGCGCGAAGTACGCGCCCACCACGACGTCCCAGTCGCCTTCGAGGTACATGCGGCGCAGGTGCTCAGGCAGCTTCATCAGCGTCGCTTCGTATGCGCCGTCCTCCGACAGATACTTGTTGTCGTAGAGCGTAGCCGGAACGAAAGCCTTGGTGATTTCGCGCTTGCGACCGCCGCGGAGAATCACCGTCTCTTTGATGATCGTGTTATGCGGCTTGCACCCCTCGATGAAGTACGACTTCACCCATGCCGCGTATTTACCGCCAGGGTTCGCAGTCACGCGTGTGAACAGCAGCTTGCGCATGTCAGGATCCTTCGAGCGGACTTGCATCGCGAGGAACAAATAGACGTGCTCCGGTATCTCCTCGACCTGGTCGATGCCCAGCCCAGTGAGCTCCTGGCCGTTGTAGCCTAGGTGATCATCTGGGCCGTCTAGGTGCGCGAACTCGACACGGTAGCCGCTCTCGAAGGTCCAATAGTTTTTCTGCTGCGTCGGCTTCGTCGCCTTCGGGTCGATTGACGGATACAGTTCCTCGGCGCGCTGGATGATATCAGCGAGGTTCTTCAGGTTGCGGCGGAAGATGATGTACCGGCCGCGCTGCCTGCGTCCCGTGCGCAGGAATTTTTCATGGCAAAGCGCTATCTGCTCGGCGCATGCGATGACGAGGAAGTCAGTATTGTGCGTCGTGATGAACTGCTCGCCGGCCAAGTAGAGACCGCTAGAGTGAGCGACGGTGATGCACCTCATTTTCACCGGCCCGACGGGCTCGGCGGCGACGATAAACCTTCGCCCGTACCTGGAATGCGGAGCCATGTTCTGCCGGACCATCTTCCGCGACAGGCTGAAGACACGAAGGTTGGACACGAATGTCGCGGTCCACGCATCCGTGGCATTCCCGGGGGCGCCGTTCGTAGCCTTCTTCTGTCCTGTCGTTACGTAAACTTGCGACCCGAGCGTCCTGATCAGCTCGACAACGCCGTCAAACAGGACCTTACTTGACAGCGAGATCTTGCACGAACCGTCTTTCTCGCACCACCCGTCCGTGTCCATGAGCCCGCGCAGTAGGTCGAGGCGCTGCGCGAGAGACGCCCTCAGGTAAGCGGCAGGGATATGCTTGTTGCCGAGTAGCCCGGCATCGCGAAGCAGTACCTTGAGTCCATTCACGCAGTGACTCTGCGGGTCGGCATGGTCGGACACAACAAAGCCATCGGCGCGAATCATCGCGAATACGCCAGCGTCGACGCCCGTGATCCCGCCGCTTGCGGACGAACCGTCACCGAGCCATGCCCCTAGCGTGTACGGCGGGATCGGCAGGTCGAGCGGATGCAGCAGCAGCGGCGCGTGGTTGTCTATCGAGTGATTCGCTACGCCCCTCACCCGTAGCGTCTCGACAATCTCCTGCGTTGTCCTGATGGCCGCCTCTGGCGGCGACAGGAGCGTCCGCACGCGTGCC